GCTATTGCCAAAATCAGAGCCAAAGCACAAGAAAAAGAAGAAAGCATCAAAGACAAAAAAGAGGAAGGTGCTAGCCGAAAAAGCGATGCCCAGACCCAAACCCGAGGATGTATTTGAGGAAATGGATCTTTTCACTTTAACAGACAGTCTTAACAATTTAGAAGCACAGTGAGGCCATTTCCCCGCGAGGAAATAGCCAATCTCACACCAAATCGCGGAATTCTGACCAAAAGCTGGGGTTTTTTTAACTTTCTTACATCTCATTATTAAGAACATGAGTCATACCCCATTTTCTAATGAAAAAGAACAGAAAAAGCTCGAGCCCCCGAAGGCTGCCCGGAAAATTATGAGTATCGCGAGGAGTATAGAGAAAAATGTAGTGTATAAGCAGCGTCTCCCATACCCAATATTCCTTCATTAAAATCATCATAAACTCGACACCTCATTTTATATATTTTTTATAATTTTATTGGATACTAACTATACACAAAGAAAATGTCAACAATTGCTACTTTGAATGAAAACGTATACAAATCTTGGATAAATCCTAGAGTCAATAATTTAACCGTAGATGGTGCTTTTACTATTGCGGAAATAACAGTGGAAAATATAACAATCCCAGGAACCGCGACAATAGGCACAGAAAACGTAGGAATCTTAACAGCAGCCACGAGTATTTCAACGCCAACACTTTCAGCAAATACGGCAACGATACCAATTATTATAAATAGCACATTTACATCATCGGGTGTTGCGACGATACCAACAATAAATACAGCATCGTTATCATTCGGGGTCACGCCGTTAACATATTATGAAATCTTCACAATTGTTGGAGGAACATTTTCCGGGCCTTGGGCAACGCCAGTCGCGGCTAATGTGACCTTTGAGAAAATTGGGAGATTCGTTAATGTATATGTAGCTGGAAATAATACAGCGTTTGCAGCTACGACCTCAGTCCCGGCAACATATTCAAGCGTGATTCCAACGAGGTTTCTTCCTTTAACTGTGGGAAATCAGACTTATTCTTTTACACCGGTGGTAGATAATGGAACAGCTGGGATAGGAACATGGGCCATCAATACATCAACAGGGGCATTTATAATAGGCTCAGGCCTAACTCCGGCGGGATCTTTTTCGGGTCTATCAACTCTTGGAAACACAGGCTGGGATTCATTCAATTTCGGATATTTCACGGCTACGTAAATATAATTGTATATCAATTAATTATTTTTTTTCGGCGATACTTTCATGGCATTATTATACTCAGTGAAAATGTCCTCGATCGCAACTCTAAACGAAGATACATATAAATCTTGGGTAAATCCCAGGGTCAACAATTTAACAGTTGATGGAACTTTAACAAGCAACAATATTTCTTTCATAACTTCTGTAACAATTCCAACATACTTAGAAAATACTTTTGCGCCTAATACAGCGAACGTAACAATATACTTAACAAAGATAGGCAATGTAGTATTTATGCAAATGGATCAGTCCCTCGCATTACAAAATGGGACTGCTGGTTATCCGACAACAAACACGGCAATTCCAGTAGGATTTAGACCCGCGACCGAACAGAGAATGGCATGCGGGGTTGTATGGAACGCAGCACAACTGTTAGGTGCTGTAGTAGTAACAACAACAGGCCTAGTAGTATTCAATCTTTGTGGGGTTGATACGACACTTATAATAACTTATGGAGACTATCCAGCCTCATCAACACAAGCTGGGATCGAAGGAATCTCAATGTCATGGAATGTTTTATAAAGCAACTACAAAAAAAAATATAGTATTATTTTTTTTATGAACTCAGACCCTTCTTTAGAAAAAGTAATTTAACGTTCATCGAGGTGCTCGGGCCTATAGTAATTGGCATCAACGCACCTGTATTATTCTGGTAAAATATTTGGAAATTAATACTACTAATGGGGACTGTGCCAATCAAGGGAACAAGCCGGTACAAAGATGGCTGATATTGAAATCTTTGAGCAGATATAGTAGTCAAAAGACTCGACCCCTGGATAGGCTCAAAGTCAAGTAAGATCTGCAAATTACTATTGCTAGGCGAAAGGTATCCACCCGTGGCATCTGTGGTAATTGAGATTCCTGTGTTTTCTGATTGTGATGGTAGATTACTAATAAAAACAATTCCTTGAATATCAGTCATATTACCGAGCTGAATACCTTCCTGGGTAAAACTCAAGAAAGGGCCTCCAGCATATATATATTCATTATTTCCGAAGTCCTTGACTATATACATGAAATCATGATAATCAGTATTATAATGCCCGTTAAAGAAGGAAGTAATCCCAGATATTCGATTATTAATCTCGCTTGAAATCCAGATTTGTACACCCGAGCTTACATATGTTGGCAGGCATATTAGAGAAATTAAGGACGTGGTTTGATTGTAAATATAAAACGGGGCAGATGCTACAACGCCAGGATTCGCAGTATTTAGGGCACCCCAGGCAACAGCAAATGCATTATTTAAACTATCCAGAAACTGCTGGACATAATAAATATACAGATCATTCGGTAAATATGAATAATCAACAGGAACAGCAGTCGCCTGATAATTAACACCACCATAAAATAAAGTAACAACAAAGTAATTCAGGCTCGTCCCAGGAACATTTCCGATAGGATAAACAAACAAGGGAATATCAGAGGTAGGAATTCCAAACCTAGAAATAGTAACATTATATTTTTCGGGATTCGCAATTATCGGACTAGCTCTATTATCAACAATTTTAGCTAACGTAGAACCAAGCCTGGCAACATTCTGATTGACAAGAGTATAATTAATAAAAATATGATCATCCTCTTCATCAGAATAATTCTCAATCTTCAACTTCTGCATTTCTTCTGTTCTCTATACTATAAAAAAATAAAATATAGTAAAACTAATTAATAAAGGTTAGTTCTTTGTTCTCTTAATTCAGCTAATTTTTTTAAAGATGCCTTCGCATCATCTACACGGTTAGATAGATTAGCTATACCAAGTAAAGCTTGTTCTCTATCTATAAGGTATTCAATTTCCGCACGAGCTTTTTCGTCAAATGCAATTGCTGGATTCGCTCTTATATTTTCTAACTGTGCATCGGCATGATTGATCATTGCAGTATAATCAGCAATCGTAGCAGGCCCTTTACCCTTAGCTGGAACTACCGGTTGTACCGGTATCTGCGGTGATGCTGGTGGAGAAGAGACCGTTTCGAGTCTACCGGGACTTGAAAAATTACCAGAGGGCTGTTTTAAAGAACCCGGTGCGAGTCCAGGATATATTCGGGGATCTTTTCTCAAATAAGGAAACCCCCGGAATTGATCATAATTAACATCATATTCATTTAATAGATCATCTAACTTAGCATTCTCGCTTTTTAAGCGCAATGCCTGCTCGGTATTATAAGCTTGCCTACATGCTATTTCATATTGCACTTTATCTAAATAAAAGGGATCATAACCTACTGGCCAATCATAAGCCTCGCACTTTTCATATTTCGCGGAAGTATTAGACAATTTAACCTTCATAAATCTTAGGGTATATTAAGCAAAAAATAAAAACTCACATTAGGGTTTAATTAATTAATCCCATATCAAGACTTATATGTCTTAGATGCTAATTTTAATAATTCCGGCCGCTTATGTTTAAGAGACGGGTGCGCTCTTAGCGTTGCTCTAATATGAGCTTGCCATCTATTTTGTGCAGGTGTTCCTTTTTTAGTAGTTTTCTTCTTGCGTGCTTTCTTTTTTTCTTCTTTAGGGACACGCTTCTTCACTCGTCGACGTCTACCGCCAACAAGGGCACTGCCATAACAACCACCATATGGATCGCCTAAACCCTTACCTTTTAAGAAAGGAAATCCCTTAAACGGCAAAACATTGGCATCATCAGCATATGTTGCCGCCAACTTATCTAATTTAGCATTTTCCGCCATTAACTTGGCTGCTTGTTCTTGATTATAAGCCTTCCTACATCCTATTTCTTGCGTTATATTATCTATATAAAATGGATCATAACCCTTAGGCCAATCATAGGCATTGCAGCTTGCATATGTTCCATTGGCCAATCTAGGACCAAGAGCACCAGCGGGTGCGCCGACTGGTGCTGGTTCACGTCTAGGTATTCTAACTTTCGTACCGCCATACATGCCGTGACGCCCTCCAACAAAAGCAGAGCCATAATCCTGACCATATCCCTGATCATATTCAGGATTTAAACTAGCCAGATATAATCTGCGTTGTATATCATCCATCGTTTATTGTTAATATCAAATGTATATAATAATTAGTACATAATTGTGCAGATAATTAATTAATTATAAAATAATAAAAACATAAGTATAAATCACACGATAACAAAACGATGTCTGGCAATAAAGCATATTTTACACTTAACGAAGGCGAGCCAATTGCCCTAATATACGATATTAAGCATAATACTAACAATGAACCTGATTATTTAGGTATATCTTTTATAGAACCTGATACAGAAAATGATTTAGAAATGGAACTAGATTTATGTTCTGATCTACTAAATTATAATTTATCAGACAGAAGACAGATATCAGATAGAGAGCAATTAGTTTTAGAAGAATGTCTAGCTAATAGAGATCCACCTATAGATAAATGTCTCAGAAAAATATACCTAGAGTGTCTAGAACGAATTGAGGCCAATATGACGTCAACATTTCGCATACAGACAGGGGTGATGCAACCACTACCAACTGAGACAGAAGATCAGACAGATCGTCTATATGTAGTTGGTCCAAGCGGTTCGGGAAAAACTACTTTCATCTCACTCTGGTGTGTTGAATATACCAATATATTCCCAGATAATAAAATAGTATTATTCTCACGCAAGCTGTCTGATAAAAACTTAGATGACGTCAGGGGACTTACAAGAATACAATTAGACGATAACTTCAAGGAATGGCTATATAAACCGCAACCACAGCCAGAACCTCCAAAAAAAGAACCTGAGTCTAAGAATATAGAACTAGAACCCGAACAAACTGAAAAAATCGTGGAGATCAAAGAAGAGCCAATGATAACAGATATTAGTGATGAAGAAGAAAAAGAACAGAAAAATTGCGAGCCAGCAAACAGTGGCTCGGAAAATTATAATGCAAGGAAGCTACGACGCTGCGAAATATTGAGGCGTAATGTAGAACAAGAGAAAAAGAAAAATAAAACAAGGAAAGATTTTCTAGACGAGCTGGAGGGATCGTTATGTATTTTTGATGATATTGATGTCATAGGAGATGATTTCATCCGGGAAGAAGTTCGGAAACTTAGGGATGATCTATTAGAGACGGGGCGTGATCGGGACATAAGCGTTATAACAACATCCCATAATATAAATAATTATAATTTAACAAAGAAAGCTATGAACGAAAGCACGGCTATTGTACTTTTTCCACATGCAGGGGGTCATACTCAAGTACAGAAGTACTTAACAAATAATATGATGCTTGATAAAGCTCAAATAAAGTCAATTATGTCGCTTCAAACACGATGGTTATATATTTATAAAAATTCTCCGCGGTATATTATACACGAGCATGGAGCAATTTTTATCTAACCTCGACATCAAGCGAGTAATTCCGGATGTAAACATTATAATATATTCACAACTAAAAAACGTTAAGAAGATCGAGGATATCATACCACATACCAATTCAAAGCTATGTATCTTATATGAAACAGAGCCTGAATACAAAGGAACATCCATCGGACACTGGGTCTGCCTTTTTAATACAAACGATATATCATCAACAGGTGAAAATATTCCGTACGTAGAATTTTTTGATCCTTATGGAGTATTTCCAGATGATGAATTAGTTAAAACAATATATAAAGGTCCGAGGATTCTAGATAAGCTACTTTTAGATTTTATGATTAGAGGCGGCCTCGTTCAATACAATGATTATCAGTTTCAGGACTACGGTGATGAAATTAATACTTGTGGTAAACACTGTGTTATGCGCTTAAAAAATAGCAGTGTAGATATAGAAACATACAAAAAAATATTGGACTCATTAAAGCCATTTTATAGAGACAAAACACATCAATATGATAGAATAGTTACAGATTTTTACAATTATTAGAGATTAGTAATTAATTAATTAAAATACTTTTTTCTCTCTATTATACCACAATATACACAATGTCAGCAGCTGATATTTATAACGACCGAATGAACAATGATCGCATCTATAATGAAAGGGAACGGCTACCTCAGGTTGATGAGGTTGATATGCCATACTTAGATATCCCCAAAAAAACAGTATTCGCCCCTGAAACTGATTTTTCGCATCCTCTCCTGGCTATGATACAAAAAACAGGAAATGATATTAATGTATCACCACAAACGGCACAATCTTATAGTAACTCAAATATATCGTTCAATATTATTTTTAACAACGAACAATCTGTTATTGATAGACATATACCGCTTCAACTAAATCTTGTAATTTCAGGCACGGGTCCAGCTCCTGTATCTGGAAATTTACTTCAGCAAAATCAGGGGCTCTTCGCATTACGGTCCTGGCCCCTCGCCCATTGTATGAACGCTTTATCTATGAGAATTAACGATCAATCTTTCAGTGTTGTGCCTCAATTATTTATACACGGACTTCAACATACATATATTGGGCAAGATGATGCTAATCTTTGGCTTTCTACATTTCCATCACTACCTGATAATTATCAAACATACGATCAAGGTCTTGGTGCGAATAACAATCCTTTAAACGGATATGAATCTTCATCATATTGGGCAAATGGTAGAGGAGCATTTCCATACACTGTACTTGTTGATACACCAACCGCGTTCAGCATACAATATACAATAACAGAACCACTTCTACTACCACCACTATTACTAAATCCAAAAAATAGGGAGGTTGGTTTCGCAAACTTAACACAATTCGCAATTAACATCCAATTATCATCTCTATTAAGAGCCTTTTCATACAACGAAACAGATGGAAATGCACTAACAACATTAACAGCAAACATTAGCGGAACCCCACAATTATTAATCAAGCAAATATCTCCAAGTGTTATGGAGCCCGTTCCTAAATATTTAAATTTTGGTTATGAACTTACGGAAGTCTATCCTACGCAATTTAACGCGCCAGTAGCACCTGGGGCTTATTATGAATATGCTAGTATAAACGCCTTACAACTTAATCAAGTACCAAAAAAAGTATATATCTGGTCGGGCTATTCACAATCATCCTATGATTCAACAACTGTTCCAGGTGGCGGATATTCAATCTGCGATTCCTTTAGCGAGTTATTAGCATTAAGTATAACATTTGATAATAAGACCGGAGTTCTCTCATCCGCGACCGAGCAAGATTTATATAATATAACAAAAAAGAATGGGGTTTGCATCTCCTGGCCTCAATGGACAGGAACCGGAATAAATAATCCAGGCGCGCCAACTGTTGGTCTAGGCTCGGTATTATGCCTCAAATTTGATGAAGATATAGGTCTTCGAGATAATTATGCGCCAAGTGTAAGTGATAAATTCAACTTCCAAATATTAAACGCGCGCTTTAGAAACACAAATCCTAATACAATAACACCGTCTTTATACGTAACACTTTGTTATGATGGTGCCGTAACTATTTCAGGAGGACAATGTTCTCAAATATCTCCTATGTTTACTAAAGAAGATGCATTGAATGCACCAATTTTCCATAGAATGAGCTATCATCAAACACATGATATGTTCGGAGGTGATTTCTATTCAGGCGTTAAGCGATTCTTTTCAGAAGCAGCGCCAGTTATTAGAAAAGTAAGAGAAGCAGCAACTCCAATATTACAATCATTAGTACCTCAATTTGCCAATCAAATAGGACAAGTGAGTAGAGGACTTGAGCAGGTCGGCCTTGGTGGTCGTTATACAAATCCAGCTCATATGAGACGTGCCATGCGCCGAGGATATTATTAGATAAACCATAGGCAAAAAAAACAAATCTTATTTTTTTCTGTTCCTTTTCATTGAACCAGGAATCCGAGGAATAGGTTCATTTTCTTTTTTTTAACTATAGGTTTTGCTAGAGGATCAACTCTATAAACCTCACCAATATGTACAGGCTGAGTCTGCGTCTGAATAAATTTAGCATCTGTAAGAGAAATGTAATCAAGTTCAATTATATTATGCTTAACAATATTAAATGAACAACCTGGAGGAAGTAGAACTTCTCGTTCATGAGGATATGCATGTAACTCGCTCGGTATATATAGAACATGAGACCCTTTAAGAATTGTTAAGATAAACATACAACAATCTGAATCAGGGCTGGTAAATGGTGCGAAATTAAACTGAGGATCATATGTTGTTGAGTTAAATGGGAGCTGAAGAACTGTCTTTGGATAAAACTTATCTTTGTCAGGTAACCCAGGATATTCACCGCTAGTTTTATATACAACAAAAGCCTCGCGAACTACAGGCGCATTCATTACAATATTTCTTAGCGCCTCAACAAAATCTTTTATTAGACTCAAGGATATTTCTAACTTCTCATCTTGATTCAACGCCGAAAACTGCGCGGGTTCATTAAAGTATTTGGTATATTTCTTAAACTCAGGACTTATTAGAGTTACTGGATAATTATAGTATGTAAATGTCAAGAAGCACCAATAATTAGTTCGCTCAACATTTGGTGATAAACCAATAAGAAATGAATTTAAAGACCCTGATCCTAGGGTATATCTCCATATAATAAATTTATCCCACAGCCCTAGATTAAATGCATACTTACTCTGCTCTAATATAAAATTAGATAAATTAGTACGGATCTTTAACTCAGTACTAGAACCTGGTCCTAGACTCATCTCTATAATAATAAAAATATAATTAATGAAACCCAATAATTAATATAATACCGTGTCCAATATTTTCTGTTCTAAAACGAGTAAAGAATTTAGGCGAGTGTTGTCTAAAGCGAAGGTGGAGCGGCTTATAATCAACCTTAGAATACTTAAAATCATTTTTACTAAGCCAGTTCGTAGCCCTGGTTCTAGACCAAAGATTTCTATCAAATAGAACCGATTGAACAACAGACATAAATGCGACTAGTATATTATTGATATATAAATAAAATAAAGACATTATCTTGTAAAATAAAATATTACACACGTCCCTATATATAGGGACACATGCACAAAAATAAAATTACATACATATGTCAAAAAAGAATCATACAATTATTTTACATAATTAATTCTTAAGTACGTGCATATTTTTAGTAAGATAATCTTCTAACCTACTAAGATTATTAGAACCTCGGATTACAATATTATTCATATATATATTGTTAAGGCCATTGGCTTCGCAGACTAATACACGAAGCTTCTTATAATCTAATCTAATCGCAGTATAATGTGATACTAATATCACTAAGTGTGTATGAAGTAGAAGAGTCTTCGGACCAAGCTCTGTACAGAACTGAACATTAATATCTTTAAATGTTTCATTATCATAGCCACCCTCTCCTATTATATTTATATAGTTTGGAACATGACTAAATATATCATGAATAGATTCTTCGAATCGATGAATAATAGCCACATCAGATTCTTTTGATATGTCCATAGGTTTATTTGTATTCATTGTTAAGTAAAAATTAGAATGTTTTAGTTTTTTGGGATTACCTATCGTAGCTAATGATTCATGTGTAATATTTTTTATATGTTTCACTGATGGAATAAGTTCACTCATTGTTGGCTAATTATATTAAAGGCACATTAAATATTAAATAATAATTAATTAATTAATTGAAAAATTATTTTCGACCGACTAATATACACGCAAAAAACGCACCTCAAACATACATTTGAACATGCCAGTTTCTAAGACACACGTAGATAGATACTTAGCAAAAGGCTGGATTCCTGTTCCTGAGAATGAGTATAAAAGACCAGCGGTTAATACAACCAAAAACGAAGATGGATCACTTATTGAAAAGTATGCAGATAATATTTGGCAAGCACCAACTACTCGCAATATTGGCATACATACTGGAAAAATTTCTGGTATAATAGCTATAGATATAGATATCCAAGATGATGGTTTATCTACTTATAATAAACTTATAGAAAAATATGGCCCAATAGAGACTCTTATGGCTACAACACCAAATAAAGGATTACATTTAATATTTGAATATGATTCAAGGTTCAAGACCAATAATAAAATTCTTGAAATTAATGGTAAATTTATAGGTATAGATTTAAAGTCAGATGGTGGTAAAATAACAGTTCACCCATCTCAAATACGCTCTGACTCAATGGTACCAGGTTCTACAAATCAATATTTAATTAAAGATCCAGAACGTCGACATCTTAATATGCTTGGTAAGTCAGTGTATTATGCGTATAAATGGATCAATGAAGATGAACCTATTAGCAAAATCCCAGAATGGTTAGCCGACTGTATACTTTGCAAATCACTCACTGAAGACCTTGTACCTATTATTAAAGAAAATATTAATCCAAATGATATTGATACTGAGATAATTAGACGCACGATTGATAATACGCCATGCTGCTATTTATTCGAGGTACTAAATGCAATTCCTAACCAATGTTATGTAGGATATGACTCGTGGTCTCGTATCGGCATGGCAATCTGTTCCTTTTATAATTATAACGACGCTGCATACGAGTCAATCTTTGATGAATGGTCTTATTTTACGAGCGAGAAAGCCCCAGATTATTATAACGAAGATGAAATGAAAAAAACACTGGCTAGATTTATGAAGTATAACAAAGAAAAGAAATTAGGTCTTACGTACCTTGAGAATCTTGTACCCAATAAACAGCTACTTAAAGCGATAAGAAAAGAGCATTGCCCTAGAATAAGAGTAACTCCAAAAGGACAAACCAGCGCTAAGATTGACTATAGTGATCCATACAACTGGTTTGATTTTTATACATACTTAGGTAAAACAACATTTGAAAGTTATGATGATGCCATAAAATATATTAAGAAGAATATGAAGCGAGTATGTGCGTTAATTAAATCAGGGAAATCAGACAGATTCTTTCACCTAATTTGGAAAGATATTAATAGTATATCAGACCCTATTAACCTATTTAAATGTGATTACAAAATCACATCTATAAAATATTTTGATGGCGATGGTATACTTGAAGAACGCCTACCTAAAACAATCCCATTCAAACGTATATTAGGAGATCCATCAATACAACAATATTTACCTATATATGATAAAATTAATAATATACCAAACTGCACAGATCCCAAGAAGGGTTTTAGTATTTGGCAACCATTCAAAGCAAAGATTAATGAGATAACCACAGATGATCTCTTAAAAATTAAGCCAATCTTAGATTTCATCGAACAGATCTGGGCCGCAAAAGATCATGATATTTATGAATATCTATTAACGTGGCTTCGTCAAGTACTAATGGGATTTAGAACAAACATAGCACTTTATGTTTATGGAGGACAGGGTACCGGGAAAAATACTTTAACAGACTTTTTGATTCATAATGTTCTTGGAGAGAATAATAGTAGATACATAAGTCACTCATCGCTAGATGCCAAATTTAATTCACACCTACTTCAAAATTTATTAGTCGTGTCGGAGACGCCAAGCTATACCGACCGAAAACCTATCTTTGATAAAATTAAGGAATTAGTAACAGGTATGGATATCCAGATAGAATATAAGGGTATTGATTATAGACCTGTTATCCATAACAATGCAAATATCATTATGTTCGGTAATCATATTGATGGATTATTCTTAGAGCAGGATGATAGAAGATGGCTATGTTTAGAAACATCGGATGATAAGAAATGTAATTCCAAATACTTCAAGGAATTACATAAACTATTTACAGACGAGAATGGCTCAATCTTTGCTTCATATTTAATGTCACGTGCTGATTTAGAAGATAGAGATATAACACAGGTGCCATCAACAGAATTAAAAGAGGAAATTATAGATATTTCTTTGTCATCGCCATTAACATTTATGAATTCATTAATGGATGAAGTGGAGAAACCGCCAAGAGAATCATCAAGCTCGCTATTTGAGAAATACAAGACATTTTGTTCTGACAATGGATATAGACCTGCGACACATAAGTCATTTTCAGGACAAGTAAAGAGAGTGTGCAATAGTAAAAGAACAGCTCGGGGTATAGAGTTTGACCTAAATACAATTAAACCATCGATAGAAGTAGAACCTAAAATAAAACATAAAGCCTCGAAGAAATCATTAACCTGGCTAAATAGATTCAAGGAACAGGGTCTATCAATTAGAGATGCCACATCACCTGATGATGAAAAATCGTTCAATCTAAAGAAGGACTATCCTGAACTCTATGAAGCTAATAAGGATACTGGATATTATGTAAATGGTGTTTTGAGAGTAGATGGATATGATGAAGAAAATAAGACAGTTTATGAGTTTAATGGATGTTATTACCATGGATGTCCAACATGCTACAGATTTAATAGAGATCGCATAAATCCACGTACTAAAAAAACTATTGATGAAACCCTAGCAAGAACCGAACACAAACATGAATTACTTAGAAAATTAGGATTTAATCTAGTAACATGCTGGGAGCATACATTTAATAATAATTCAGGCCCTTGCTTCGAGCAGGAAGCAGTAGATGTAAAAGAAATGAAAGAACAGCCAGACCTAACATGTCCGGAAATGATAGATGATATAGACGAGGCATGTTCTTCTTTTACGCCCTCGGATGTGATAGAAAATATAAAAGAAACAGCTAGGGCACCATCTCCTATTAAGCTATTGCCAAAATCAGAGCCAAAGCACAAGAAAAAGAAGAAAGCATCAAAGACAAAAAAGAGGAAGGTGCTAGCCGAAAAAGCGATGCCCAGACCCAAACCCGAGGATGTATTTGAGGAAATGGAT